GGTTGGAATTTGCAAGTAGTTGGACCAATCAACTACCCGTATGGCTGGAAGGCCATGCACGGCCACTAATCACATGCCGTTAAATTGGATAATTCAATGATAATGACACAAACTACCCACGAGAGCCAACCGATGAATCAAATTAATTTCCTTCAAGAAGGAGGTTTCATTTTGGGCAGTTATATTCCAGAGTTGTGCCATGCATCAATTGAAGAGCAATCATCTTCGGATGGTTGTGAGACGGACACGTTGAGTGTAGTCTCGACTCCTGCTAATAATAAAGTAGCCAATGTCCGAGCAACAAGCGATGCACAAATTAATGCTGTTGCTTTGAGGTATGCTACCAGGAGGGGTACGCGTGCAGGAAGCCATGTGTTGGCAAAAACTCTCGAGCTGGAGGATTATCCTTTTTCCGACAGCATGATTGAGACGTTGCGCAACATAGCTGGTGAGATCCTGGCGGGTAAGGAATTGAACAAGGATTCACTAGCAAGATTCCGCCGACAGTTCGAAGATCAACAGTTGGTGGAGGAGATATACGGGTGTGAAGAAGATTTTGTTGGGTTATATGAAGAAGCTAAACTCAACGAATGGCACATCGATCTCTCCATGACGCGTGATGGTATGATATCACGACGTTTCTTGTTAGAATCTAGTAGAAAGAGCGCGCTGGCGGCCGTTGTATTTCGCGATGCAAGTAAGGGCCTCAGTGCACATGACCAGTGTTTGGCTGATCTCCATCTTTCTGTTCATCCAGGTATAATCAAGCGAAGGAACATTGCCGCCGGTAAGGTGGATTATGGTCCTGAAACTTGGTTGGGTCGGCTAGGACACCATGTTTATTATGGTAGTGCCGGCCTTTGGAACAGGCTAACTTACAAGAAGTTAGCTGTTCCAACCGCCCCACTCCAGTAGGACACCCGTCGTGTGTTCGTCAATGATCTATGTAACTACGGAGCGCTTTGTCAGCAGCTAGTAGGTAAGATCGGGATTGAGAACATACGCGGGTGTCTGGGCGGTAAGGGAGGGGTCGTCAGTATACGGTTACCATACAACGGGTATGATGACGCGTATAGGTTATCAGGTTGTCTATGTAATGCTATTCTTGCTCTTGAGTTAAGAATGTATGTTCCTGCCTTGGCCGCACGCGAATGCGTCGAGGCTAACATAGATGACCCAATCTGGTTAGAGCTATCGCACTTTGTTAACAAGTTGTCGAAATTCGTAGCCACAATCCCACCAATGAGTAATGAAGCTTTCTTATCAACTGCCGTCGGACCCCAAAAGACGGCGTGGAAAAGGGCTATTGATGCTGATTTACGTTATAGGAAAAAGTGGATGGTTTACGATGCATTTGTTAAAGTGGAAAAATATAGCTTCAACGATAAGAAATCACGCATCCCGAGGTTGATCTGTCCACCGTCCGACCATGCAAAAGTCGTGATGGGCAGACATATCAAGCCAATTGAGCGCGCCATGAAAGAGATCGTAGGACCCGGTAATAGGTTTCCTTTCATGGCCAAGGGAATGAGTTCTAGTGAACTTGCCGTTCGTTTCACGGACATGGCCGGTGTTTTTAGGAACCATGTTTTTATAAGCATCGACATGTCCAAATGTGATTCAACGATCGGAAAAGAACTCAAACATATTGAAAACACTTTCTTCGTTAATAAATGTGCGGAGCCCGATTTTAGGAAATACATGGCAGTCGGAAGTAGCGATGCCATGTTTATCCGGTTGGGGCAGGGCAACAAAGGAAAGACGTTTAAGGTGCCCCAGATGCGGGCATCCGGCACGGCTCACACTGGTGCCGGCAACACCTTGCTTGTCTATGCCACCACACGTGTATTATTGGGGCAAATAAAGAATGAAGTGTTTTCAAATGGTGATGATACAATCATTATCGTGGAGGAAGAAGACTCTCAATCCGTTATTGATATGATTGAGAGCGGTGGGTATAGCAAATTCGGTTTCAGTGTCAGAATAGAACAAATCACGAGAAAGATCACGGACGTCTTCTGGTGCCAGTGTTATTACACATTAAGGCATGACGGTCCTGTTTGGATTCGTGACCACAGAAAAGTTCTACAGACGATCCTGACCAACGAGAATTATGCTTCACCTGCGTGGCTGTCTTATTTATCCACCATTGCTATGGGGGAAGGATCAACCAATCCTGGACAGCCAATAGTCGCACCTCTTGTAAGGGACATTCTATCAATGAATGTAAAGAGGAAAAGACTCCCAAACCAGAACCAGACGACCCGGCGCTGGGAGGCAGAAGGATGCCCCAGCGTAGATAAGCTAGACTTAGTTGTGACTGATGCTGACAGAGATGTTTTCCACGAGCGTTATGGGATATCGCCCGAGGAGCAAAGACAAATCGAGAGCAAAAACACACTAGCGTTGAGGGGGCTTAGGGACGTACCAGTCGTTGAAGAACACTGGTACAAGCGGATACACCCGCTCGGCTAGGG